ATCCGCTGCTGTATGTGAGCCGGTAACATCTGAGCCGGATTCGGCAGGCTTAAGGCTATCCAGAGTACTTCCGCCGGTGTACTTTACGTGCGCCGGGGGAATATCAAGCTTGACTGCCCCGCTTGAATTCAGCCCAGTGTTGGCCCTGATAGCACCTTGGCTGACCGTAGCCGCTGTTGTTCCATTTACAGCAGAAGTGTCGGACGATGTTCCTTGCGAGGTAATCACTTCGCTATCACTGAGCGAAACGCCGGTACTGTCCTTGAGGTTAACCCCTGATTGTGCTCCAACCGTTGCATTATCAGCCGGTTTAGTAGCGCCAGTCACGCTCGAGAAATCACTACTAGTTGCGGTTGCAGCAGCATCAGAAGCCCCACCAATTTGACTGACTACGTTACCTGACGTATCAAGCCCCGAGCCAGCGCGGTCGGAATTGCTCTTCATCGTGCCCTGGGTGGTGGAGTCATGGATCGCACCATATCGACCACTGGTGGCATCATCAGCTATGTTGCCCATGTTGCGATCAATCAGAACGGTAAGCGATTTACCTGTTGTCGGCTCTGCACCTGCTTCGGCAGGCTTAAGGCTATCCAGAGTACTTCCGCCGGTGCTGTAGGAAATAGCCGTGGCATCATTCGCATCAGACGGGCTAGATTTCGTGAAAGCATGATCCAAGGTAGTGGCTACGGTACCGCTGGTGGGAATGTTTCCACCATGCTTCCCTATATGTCCCCCACTGGTATTGTCAGTGAAGTCCATGTAGGCTTTAGCCGCGTTACTATCAGCATCGACTATAGTTTGGTGCCCTACTCGCACTTCAATGTTGGAAACAGTAGCAGTAGCGGTAGCTGTTCCAGCAAGGTTCCTTAACAACAGTCGATACGTAAAAGAAACAGCATTAGCCGGAGCTACCCCTGTTTGAGTATAAGTACCTACCGTAGTGGCTAACACGGTTTGTATAAAAGTAGTAAGGGGCGCTCCGGTTGAATCATAGAAGGTTATCCTTGCATTAACTCCTTCAGCACCGGAAGCAGTAATATCTGTGTCTAAATCAAACTGAGTGGTAACTGGCTTGCCCGATTTGATATTGGAATAGTAAGCGGTATTACCCCTACCATCCAGACTGTATATATCATTGTACGCCCCAACCGGCGAGGTTAATGTGACCGACCCATCCCCATTCAGCGTGCGGCTACCATTATTAGCAGGACTATCTGACCAAAAATCCGGGCTAGTAAATCGGGTATCATGAATAACATTGTCCGATTTAGGATTTGTCAGCAGCGCAGTCTGTTGGCTTGCCTTCCAGTGAAGTAGGGTGGCGGTTTCTGGTACTGAACTCAAATCATCAGGATCAGTTGGGCTGGACTTGGTAAACGCATGATCCAAGGTGGTGGCTACAGTGGAACTGGTGGGAATGTTCCCACCGTGCTTGCCCGTGTAGGAGCGCCTGAAGTCTAGGCCGAGAGGTACGATGATATTTCCGCTGTCTATGACACTGTAGCCCCTACCAGCGCCCGTCTTTTCATTGGGAGTAGTGCGTACAAAGTTGCTGCCGTCATTCAAGTCATCGAGGTTCTGCGGGCCACGAATCTGCCAGTACGTCGGGTTCGGCGGCGCGTTGCCGCTGCTCGCGGTCGGGCTGATGTAGAGCCACATGTTGCCGCCGCTCGACACCTCGTCGCCCTGGTGATAGGTGGTTCCCGAGTTGTACGGCCCCTGGTAGATGTAGGGGCGGTTGCTCTTGGTGTAGGCCGTCAGGAGTTTGGAGTAGTTGCCATCGGCCGCGTGGTCAATGGAGCCACCAGTCGCGCTCACCACGCTGGTGTAGGCGCTCCAAAGGAACTTTGGGCTACGCGCACGTACACGGTAGTAATATGTGGCGTTTCCGCTGAAATTATGGTCGAGCACCTCACCCTGAGTCTGATTCAGAACCGCCCATGGTCCGCCGCTGCCAGTTGCGTACTCCACGCTGCTCATAGCTACCGCAGCTGGGTTCGGGTTCGTCCAGTTGAGCTTGTTGCCGTTCGTCCCCGGTACGACGGTCAATCCGGTTGGCGCAGCGGGAGTGTCTGGAATCTCGGCAGCCGATCCTATCGTGTAGGACTCGGCAGTCACCGTTGAAAGATCAACCTCCCCACCACCGTACAAATTGAACCCCTGGAACTTGAAGTACACCAAGGTCCCCACAAGGCTGGGATCGACCGCCCACTTAAAGATATGGTCGTCAATCCGCAACCACGGAGCACCTACCGAGTGAGATGCAATGGTCGTTCCGTAGCAGCCTCGGCGCATATAGCCATTCCCGAGCGTATAAGTTCCGTCGGCATTAAGCACCGTCGTCTCATAGCTGATGAGTTCCTCATCCACCAGGATCAGAGTCTGCATGTTGTCAGCTGCGGTTTGAGACCCGCCGTTCAGCGATCCGGGGCCATCAAGCCCTATGCCGAAGCTATTCACAGTATCGGGGTCAGAACCCGTAGCGAGCGCCGCACTCAGCGTCCCATAACGCGTTCCCGGTAACACGGTACCGATCTGCTCATAGGTTGTATTGTCGAAGCTCGCCCACACGTGCGCTCCGCCCCAATCAGGGCCTGCTCCCGATACGCCGACCCACACCTCGGGGCCGCTCGTCTCCAGAAACTGGGGAGCGCGAAAGATGGCGGCTGGTTGAGTCGCATCAGGCGCTGCATGGACATCAGGGATAAATCCCGCTGTTCCTTCATTACCATAGGCGGCGCCCTCGCTCACGCCAGCCGGAAACTCCTGGCACGTCAGTTCGAGTGCCATTCCGCTGGTCTCCCGGATAGCCGTGATGCGCACAGGTTCAGAGGACAAACCCAACAGGTCATCACTCAAGGTCACAATATCGCCCGGTTCAAGGGCGAAGTGCTCCATTGTGAGCGTAGTGGTGTATGTATTGCGAATGTAGAGCTGGCGCTGGAGAATCTGTTGTGCAACTTGCTGCGCAACCGTCGGGTCCATGATCGGGTGCGCCTGAATGGTCTCCAGCGAGCGAACGCCGCGCAGATCAATATCAGCTTGATCCTTGGCTTCGGCAACACTCGTGCGGTAATTGTTCGCACGGTCAATGTACTCGACGCGGACCACATTGTACAAATCGGCCAGCGGTTTGCGCTCGATCTGTATGGGCTTGAGGAAATCGTCTGCCGTGAGATTCGCGCGCACCGTCAGATCGGGCGTGAAAGTCACGCCGTTGCCGGTCACCGACTCATCTGACCACGGGAGCAGCCGCAATTCACCGCCCGTCCAATACGCGGTGGAATTCGTGATTTGCAGCAAATCGCCCAGCAGTTTCGACATGCTGGTTTCTTGCGAGACGACCGGACTGATAAAGAGCCCACTAGCCGTGCAGTAATCCCGATATTGGGTAATCGATCCCAGCGCATTGAATCCGATCCCGTGGGTTCCCGAAGTCATCAAGTCAGTGATGATGGCAGAAGGCTCGGCATCGTCAATAGTGGACGAAAACGGCAGCAACCCGTACACCTCGAAATTGAGATTCGGGACGCTCGGTGAACTTCCAAGTTTCACATTGAGGAATGCTGCCCAGGACACGAATGGATAACTGAGGTTATCCGTTGTTGCTGGTGCTCCGGAAAAATGCGACCACGGCGTTTGCCCAGCAGCTCCGGTCTTGAATGTCCCATTCATCTGCGAGAGCGAGACGGTTCCTGATCCCTTCCAAATCTTGCCGAGTTTCTTCACCGTGCCCTCACACAGCGCAAGCATGAAGGATGAGGAATAGGTATAGCTTACCGAGTTTCCACCGCCGCCACCTTTACCTGTCTGCTGCTTGTGCTCGACCGCCTGAAAGTCTCCATACCAGATCAGCTCGCCTTGTGTGCGGGCGCGCCCATAGACGATAGGAAGTCCCTTTCCGTAGCTCGATGACTGAATCTGTAGCCCATTGGCACGCTGCTGCTGCGTCGCCATGGGTGTCCCCTGACCGCTGCCAAAGAGACCACTCATCTCACTCTCCAATAGCTATCAAGGCGATCATCCAAGGCCGAGCGTTCGCGCTGCTCAACGCAGCGTGCAGACAGGTCGGCGTGAATCAGCATTTCATCGGACTCGATAATGGCCGCATGGCTCGCGCAGCGTCCGTAACGGAAAAGCGCCACATCGCCCGGACTTGCTTCTGTGACTGGATCGGCATACTGGCGCACGATTTCGAGCATCCGCTCCCTATCCCGGTGCAAGTGCCAGTCTGGCGGATAAGGTCGAGGGTCGATCCAAGGTACCGTCCCGGCTGCGTGGAACACACAGCATAAGAGCATGGCGCAATCCACGCCTTGACCTTTCGCAGCCTGAGCGTGCACCCACGGCGTCCCGAGCCAACTGCGAGCCTCAGCGAGTATGCGCTCACTTTTGCTTGATCTGTCCATGTCCACCTCGGGGGCCGCGCCCTCCTGATCCGCCTCCACCACTGCCTCCACCTGTTGGAGTGCCCGTCCCGGATGAAGCCCCCGAGACCTGAACCGAAGGATCAGGCACATATGGGAATCCGCGAAAATGTGTGATATTGCTGAAGGTTCCATTACAAGTGGCGCGTGTTTTGTTGCAGCCTGCAATAGCAGTTACACCATCGCCGACTGCGGGCACCTCATAGAGCGGGTAGATGAGTGTCACCACGCCGCCCACATAGGACTTGACGGAACGTACCTGCCCACTGTTGGCACCACTGGTGAACTTGATCTTGCCCTGTTGGAACAAATTGTCGGGCTGGCTAACACCCGAGAGCGTGAACTGCGAAGCGGTCGGTGTTCCACCTACGGTTCCCGTGAATGTGAAACTCGATTCGACCACCCCGCACACGGCATCGTAGAGTGTATTCGCGCAGGATGGCAACACATACGTGCGCGGGAATGTGCTCTTGAGCTGAGCGAGCTGGGACTCTACTGTAAGTGATATTTTCTTCTCCGACACTTTCACATCGCCCACCAAGCCGGTGAAATACTCGACAGAGCCGACCGCTGTATTCGCCCAGGAATCAGATACAAAACGCCGCAGTTCCACCGTTGCCAGATCGAACATATTCTGCCAAGCCGCCTTGGTGAGTGCCTGCCCGTTGATGGTAGTGTTGCCATCATCATACATCGTCACACTGAGCTGATCGACAGAAAGACCCAGTTTCCAGCTAACCTTCCCGCGCTCAATCGGTGGGCCGAGCACATAATCCGTCCCTCCAATGGTAAGCGGCTGTTGACCACTCGTCCAGTGAAGCACCGTCCCGTTCGAGAGCGTGAGCGTCCACAGATCAGCCACCACATACGGAGGCCCGTTGGCAAGCACCGTCTGAAGCGCTGACGATAATACTCTCATCGGTAAGTCTCCAACTCGACATCGCCGCTGTAAAGTTTGCTCATGAACTCATCGAGTTGCTGACTCGATTGTTTGAAGCGACACTGATAGTAGTAGTTGCCTGTCCATGTGAGTGCCGACCCGGAAGCCGGTGCAGTGGCAAAAGTCACTTCGCCGGGATTCGGACTGTCAAAAGTGGCACTCGCTGCGCTGCCTGCGACATAAGCTTTGCGTGTGCCAAAAGTAGCAGCCACCGGCTCGGTATAACCCCCCACGGCACGAAGCAGCGTAAAGGTGGTGGTTGCGCCATCGCCAGAACCGAAAGCCTGCGCTGTCACTGCGTCATCGCCTGTTCCGGCATCGAACCAGAACCCGGCAAGATTGCCGCCCTGCTGTAGAAAGAATCCCTTGAGCTGTTCGCGATCCGAGGCGCTCAAGTAGTTGTACGTGAGCTGGAAGTTGTACAGCGGATATTGCATGTAGGTCGAGACCACCGTGCGCCCGGAGACCGTCTGCTGGAATTTATTGGTGAACTTCGGCGTTCTGCTCACCGGCCAGCCGAGACCGGGAAGCGCAGGATAGACATTCATGCGAATGCTCCATTGCGGTGCGCGTGGAGCATCCCTTCCGCGAGAGCCGCCGAGTTTTCGCGCAGGTAATCGCGGAATGACCCGGCATCCATGGCATGGATGTGGAAATGATTTGTCGAGTTCGTGGATGATCCCGTCATACTCCGAATAGACTCGGCCAAGTGCGCCGGAAGCACCATTTCGTTCTTGTGGATCATCGCCATCTGATCGGACGGGACATTCCCCCAACCACCTTCGGCTGATGCTACCCGACCGGCCCATGAGGCAATCGTAGCCCCGGCTGCAATCGCAAGCACTGGAGCGAGAAACGGGCCAACATAGGGAATAGAGGCAATCGCCGAATACACCTCGGTCATCACTACCCACATGTTCATCAAGATTTTCTTCACCGCCGTAGCTGCCGCTGAAATAAGTGATTTCTTGTTTGCCGCCTCCTCAATCGCCGTGCGTGTGGAGGTTCCGGCTGCGGTAGCTGCCGTCATCGTGATCTGCGTGGCTACCCAATGGGTCATCTGTTTGATGCTCATGGAAATGAACTCACCCAAAACAGACTGAAACAGATTGCGCATGGCATTATGCCACGTTGTCGTCCCGCGAATCATCCCCTTAACCGATTGATCTATGGCATTTGTGACCACCGAGAACATCTTTATCCAGTTCTTTTGCATCCGCTCGGCATACTGGAATGACAATAAATCCATCTTCTTATAGTGCTTTTCCTGCAATAAAGCCAACTCGGCGGATATCTTTTTCTTTTGCTCCAAGGTAATCCCATCCAGAGACTTTTCCTTCTCCAATTCTGCGCGCTTAGCTGCATACATTTCATTTTCGAACTTGCGCTCATCGGCAAGCTGTTGCGCGTTGCTCTCCTGCCCCATTGCGATGCGGAACTGCATGGCTTGGCGAGCGCGCGCGCTTTGGACTGCCAGCAAAGACTCACCTGGCATAGAGCCGATACTTCCACCTCCACTTCCACCTCCACTTCCACCACCGCCAAGTGGCGGCACAACGGTTTTGCCAGACAAAGCCGGGATTTTATTGAGTGTAGGGCCGACGGTTCCGATTTTCTCCATATCGCTTTTGAGCGTATTCCACTTGTCTTGGATCATCCCAATAGCCGTTGACCAACTGGCGTGAACATCGACAGCAGCGGTCTTTCCGATCTTTCCCATCGTTCCG